GATAACTATAATGGGTTTTATTATTTATATCATAGTAATGTTGATAGCATTTGAGGTTATCAATTATAATTTGAAGAAATATCTAAATGAAAGAATAAAAAGAAGTTTAGAGTTATTAAATAAATTACAAGATATAAGTAAAGATATTGACAACGAAATAGATGGATTAAAGATGATGATATATGACAGATATCTTGATAGATGTAGAGCAGGAATGAAGAAACAAAGAGAAGAAGACAAAGGATTAAGAGACAAGCTAATAGAAATAGAGAGCAAACACTCAAAACAGTGAGCATATCAAGTAAATATTAAAGTGGAAACAAAGAAAAAATAAAATTTTGATTAAAAAGGTACTTCTGAGAGGTCAAAAAAGAGCGAACGGGTTCGAAGCCCCGAAAAAAATATGTACGACGACTTTTTTTTGTTTAATGTCGTGTCGGAAAGGAATAAATAAAAATGAAATGAAGATAGATAATGAAACGATTGTTAGTTTAAAAATATTATCAAAAATGATAGGTTTGAGCGAAAGGCAAATACAGAGACTTGTTAAAGAAGGTGTAATAAAGAAAAACGACAACGGGAAATATTTACTAGTTGAAAGTGTGCAAGGGTATTTAAGTTATGTGGTAGATAAAAATGATACAAATGTGGACTTGAAAGACGAAAAAATCAAGGAAGAGATAAAGAGAATAAAAAAAGACACAGAATTAAAAGATTTAAAAATCAAGGAAACTAAAAACCAATTACATTTAGCAACTATCGTCGAAAAAGTTATGACTGATATGCTTATGAATATTAAAGGGAAGTTGCTTTCTATATCTAGTAAGGTAGCGCCAGCTGTAATTGCAGCGGATAATCTTGGGGAAATTCAGGATGTTATTCAAGATGAAATATTTGAGGTTTTAGAGGAACTTAGCGAATATGATCCAGATATATTTAAAAATAATAAAATTTTTGTAGAAAATGAGGAAGATATGGAAGTGAAAGTTGAAAGTGAAAAGAGAATTAGAGGAAGACCTAAAAAGAACAGTTAAATTATTTAAAAAAATTGCTTTGGTTTTAAAGCCACCGCCAAAATTAACAATTGATACTTGGGCTGATATGTATAGAGTTTTATCAACTAAAAGCTCAGCAATTCCAGGAAAATGGAAAACTGATAGAGTGCCATTTCAAAGAGAAGTAATGAGAGCAATCTCTGACAAGAATACAGAAAAAGTTGTGATGATGTATGGTGCTCAGTTATCTAAAACAGAAATTCTAATGAATACTGTCGGATATTTCATGGACTATGAGCCATCTCCTATTATGTTTTTAATGCCTACTAAAGACATGGCGGCTGATTTTTCAACAACAAGACTTAACGACATGATTCAATCGACTCCACAACTTAGGAGTAAAGTTATTGAAAGCGCTGATGCCAGGGATACAAAAAGGCAAAAAGAATTTTCAGGCGGATACATTGTTTTAACCGGAAGCAATTCAGCTTCAGAATTAGCAAGTAGACCAATTAGAGTTTTATTGGCAGATGAAATTGACCGTTTCCCTAGAAGTGCTAAAAAAGATGGAGATCCATTGAATTTGGCGATAGAGAGAGTAAAAACTTGGCCAAACAGTAAAATAGTTTTGACAAGCACACCAACTATCAAAGGTGGGAGCAGGATAGAACTTGAATACGAGAATAGCTCAAAAGACGAGTATTACATTCCTTGTCCAAAATGTGGAGAAATGCAAACTTTGAAATGGGGAAATATCGTTTTTGAAGATGTGTCGCATAAATGCGAAAAATGTATGGAAACTTCAACAGAGTACGAGTGGAAACGAAACCTTATTAAAGGTGAATGGAGAAGCACAAATCCTGATGTAGACCCGCATATTTCAAGAGGATTTCATGTATCAGAGTTATATAGTCCGTTTACCAAATGGGCTAGCATGATTCGTAAATTTAGAGCAGCAAAAGGCGATGAACAACTTATGAAGGTATTTGTTAATACAGCTCTTGGAGAATGTTTTGAAGAAAAGGTTGAAAGATTTGATTTTGAAAAAATACAAGCGAGAGCTGAGGATTATGGAGAATATATAAACGAAGAAGATGGTACGATAAATGATATTGAAATACCTGATAAAGTTACGGTATTGACTGCTGGTGTAGACGTTCAAGATGACAGGCTTGAAGTTGAAATTGTTGGATGGGGACCAGGAGAAGAAAGTTGGGGAATTTATTATAGAGTTATTATGGGAAATCCTGCATTGCCGTATGTATGGAATACATTGGATGAATTTCTTATGAGAGATTTTGAATATCAGAATGGAGAAAAGATAAGAGTTGCTTGTACTTGTATCGATACAGGTGGACATCATACTGATGACGTTTATAGATATGTAAAGGCACGTGAACAATTGAATATTTTTGGAATAAAAGGAAGTGGAGAAGCTGGGAGGCCTCTTATTTCACGTCCAAGTAAAAATAATAAAGGTGGTATTTCGTTATTTGTGCTTGGGGTTAATACTGGAAAAGATTCAATAATGAGTAATTTAAAAGTTGAGAAACCAGGAGAAAAATATATGCACTATCCAAATGATCCTAAACGTGGATATGATGAGGTTTATTTCAAAGGACTTACTTCTGAAATAAAAATTGTAACATTCAGTAAAGGACAAGCTAAAATCGAATGGAAAACAATTGGAGACAAAAGAAATGAACCTTTGGACATTCGGAATTATGCACAGGCGGCATTAAGAATAGCGAATCCCAACTTAAATATACGGTATTCAACGGATGTACTTAATAATTTTAGGACACAACAAAGAAATAGCGGCAGGCGAATAATTCGTAGCGGAATATAGGGAGGTAAAAATGTATAGTGTAGAGACTTGCAAAGAAATGATAAATTCATATATTGAGGCTGAAAAGTCTGTATTGTTGGGACAGAGCTATAAAATTGGAAGCAGAGAACTGACTAGGGCAGACTTAACCGAAATTATAAAAGCTAGACAATTATGGGAGCATAATTTAACACTTGCACAAAACAGTGGACGGCGTACACAGTCTGTACAGGTTATAATAAGAGATTTGTAATAATTAGGAGGTGGAAATGATTGAATTTATTTGATAAGGCAGTAGGAGTATTTAATCCAGAAAAAGCATTAAAGATGGCTGGAGCAAGAGAAAGGCTAAAGCTGTTTAACCAAAATCAAAAAATAATGAATAAAGGTTATGGAGAACACGGGGCAAGTACTCGTAAAAAATCTTTGAGAGGGTGGTTTGCTTCTCTCGGTGGAGTAAAGAACGACATTTATAACTACCGTGAAAAACTTGTGGCTCGTTCTAGAGACTTGTATATGGGAGCGCCTCTAGCTAACGGAGCTTTAAATACAATGAAAATGAATGCTGTTGGTTCAGGATTAAAATTAAAATCAAGTATTGATTCAGATATTGTAAACTTATCCGAAGATGAGATAGAAATGTTAGAAACTAAAATTGAAAAAGAATTTAATTTGTGGAGTAATTCTAAAATAGATCAAACAGGTTTACTTAACTTTTACGAAATTCAAGATTTAGTTTTTTTGACAACGTTGTTAAATGGAGAATGTTTTATTCATTTGAATTATTTTGAAACTCCAGAAAATCCGTATAGTTTGAAATTATCCATAATTGAGCCTGACAGAGTAAATACTCCAAGCAATAAAATGAGTGACACTTCTATTGTTCAGGGAGTACAATTTGACAAAAATGGACGTATTGATGGTTATTATATTCAGGAACATAATCCAAACGATGAAATCAAAGGTATAAACCAACATAAATACATAAAAATGTACGGAAGTGAAGGGCAATTAAACATAATTCATTTGATAACTTCGGAGCGTCCAGGGCAAGTAAGAGGCGTGCCAATATTAGCTCCTGTAATGGAAAGTCTGAAACAACTTGATAGATATACAAATGCAGAATTAACGAGTGCAATTATAAGCAGTATGTTTACAATTTTTATTGAATCAGCTGATATACCTCAAACAAATCCAGGGGATTTATCGAACGTCGGACAAAAAGATGCCATAGCAAATGAAGAATCTGGAACGCTGGAGCTTTCAAGTGGTGCAATAGTAACTCTTAATAAGGGGGAAAAAGCAACATCTGTAAATCCGGCAAGACCTAATGCACAATTTGAGCCATTTATGACGGCTATAATACGACAAATCGGAAGTAGCTTGGGTATTCCTTACGAACTTATGATAATGCACTTCACAAGCAGCTATTCAGCAAGTAGAGCAGCTTTATTGGAAGCGTGGAAAACTTTTAGAAAAAAACGTGAATGGTTTGCTAAAAATTTTTGTCAACTTGTTTATGAAGAGTGGCTAAGAGAGGCGGTTTTGCTAGGAAGAGTAGAAATAAATGATTTTGAAAATGACATTTTGATTAGAAAAGCATACAGTAACGCAATTTGGAGTGGAACATCACAAGGACAGTTAGATCCTACGAAAGAAGTTAATGCGGCAATTTTGAGAATAAATGCCGGGTTATCAACGAGAAGCCGTGAAAGTATTGAATTAAATGGGGGAGATTTTGAACAAAATATAAAAATATTGGCAAAAGAACAAAAAATAGCAAATGAGAAAGGAGTGATTTTGGATGGGACAATTTATACCGAACCACCAAACAATGAGCCAGAGGAATAAAACTATATGGAATATAGTTAAAAACGATGATAAAAATGCCGAATTGATGTTATATGGTGATATAGCTGAAAGTTTTTGGGGTGATACCATAAGTGCTAAGGAAGTTACAGAATATTTAGCTGACTTAGATGTAGAAAATATTAATGTCTATATTAATTCAAATGGCGGGGTAGTTGACACTGCTATTGCAATTAATAATGCTTTGAGAAGACATAAAGCCAAAGTAACTGTAAATATTGATGGTATTGCAGCAAGTGCGGCTACTTTAATCACGTGTGCTGGAGATACGGTTAGAATGCCTAAAAACGCTTTGTTTATGATACATAACCCTTCAACAATTGCAATGGGGGATTCAGAAGAGATGAGAAAACAGGCAGATGTACTTGAAAAATATAAAAATTCGATAACGGAAACTTATTTGCAAAAAGTTAATATTGATAAAGAAAAATTATCAGAACTTATGGATAATGAAAGCTGGTTAAGTGCTGAAGAAGCCTTGAAATATGGGTTTATTGATGAAATAATCGAAAATACAGATATTCAAGTAGTTGAAAATAAGGTAATTTCTAATAATATGGTATTTAATATGGCGGAGTTTAAAAACTTTAATGTTGATAAAAACATAAAAAATAATGGAAAAGGAAGTGAAAAAATGACAAGAGAAGAAATTAAAAATCAATATCCTGATATTTATGCCGAAATCATAAATGAAGGAAAAGAAATTGGTATCAAGGAAGAAAGAACAAGAATACAGGAAATCGAGGATTTAGGGTATAACCATGAAGTAGTTAATAAAGCTAAATTTGAAGAGCCTAAAAATGCTAGAGATTTAGCATTGGAAATTGTAAGTTTAATGAAACAGGAAAATCAAAATAAACTTAACAGGATACAAGATGAAGGGAAACCACTTAACAATATGCCGAAAGGTAATGATGATGGGGTTAATGATGAGCAAAAAGCAGCAAATAAAATTTTAGCATTTTTTAAGAAAGGTGGTAAATAAATATGAAATATGATTATACAAATGAGCCAGATCATTTGATTATTGGGAAAAAGGAACTGGTTGTAGCAGAACTTGTTTTACAGGTCGGAAAAACTGTGAAAAGAGGAGATATTGTGGATAAAGATGGTGCAATAATAACTGATACTGGAAAAGTATTTGGAATTGTTACAAGAGCTGCCGATGCAACTGGAGCTCCAACAAAAACAACTGTTTTTACCGAAGGGGAATTTAATATTGAAAAAGTAAACTTCGGTACAGCAACAAAAGAAAAAGTAATTGAGTTATGCGGCGACAGAAATATTTATTTAAGAACATTAGGAGGTAAGGAATAACAATGAGTATGAATTTAGATTTGAGTTTAAGAACATTATTTTTAGTAACAGAGGCAATGCCGAGACCAAGAACATTTTTATTTGATACGTTTTTTGCAAATAGGGAAAATTTGGATACTGAAACAGTAACTATTGAATTTAAAAATGGTAGAAGATTGATGGCTCCATTTGTCGATAGATATGTTGACGGAGAGGATTTTAATTCTATTCGCGCTAAAGGTCAAGAACGTATCGAGCTATATGCTACTGGAGGAGTAATCCAGTTCAGAACGAGAACCTCGAACGGTGGACTCGGTGAGGGATTTGATATCTTAATTATCGATGAAGCGCAAGAGTACACCACAGAGCAAGAATCAGCTCTTAAATATACAGTTACAGACAGTGACAATCCTATCACTATTCTATGCGGAACACCTCCAACGCCAGTATCAAGTGGAACGGTATTCTCTAAATTTAGAGAATCATGTCTATTTGGTAGAGCTAAGTATTCTGGTTGGTGCGAGTGGTCAGTTCCAGAAGAGAAGGATATTACAGACAAAGAA